ATGAGAAAAAAGGGCTGATAATGCAGATGGCGAAGCTGTGGGGCATGGCACAGACGGGCCAGATGCCTGACCCCGAGACCGTGGCGCAGTGCAAGATGGCCTACCCTGTTAGCACTGAGGGCGTTGCCACGGCCTCTCTGGAGCTTGAGCAGGCGGCTAAGAGGCTTGCCGGCATCAAAGCGTCCATCAAAGCCTTTGAAGCCGAGGAAGACCGCTTACAGACGGCTATACAGCGTGCCATGGGCGACAACGGCGAGATGCAGACGCTGGATGGCCGCACCATCGCCACATGGAAAAGCGCGAAGGCTTCCAAGCGTTTTAGTGCCGACCTTTTCCGGTCCGCATACCCAGACATCTACGAACAGTTCGTGGTGGAGCAGCCGGGAAGCCGGCGATTTCTTTTGAAGGAGAAAGCAGAATGACTACCGATTGGAAAGAATGGCGCGTGGCCGATACGGACATCCCCAAGCGCGTGAAGACGGTGCTTATGGCACACGATCCGGCGATGGTGTGGGGTGACGTGCTCGGCATGAGCGAGCGCGAACTGCACTCCCTACCGCAAATGGGCAAAACCAACCGGGAAAACCTCCTGTTTGTGTTGCGCTCTGGCGTGGCCGGCGAACTGGTCAAGTGCAACCGCACGCTGGGGGAGGTTGTTGGCGATGAGTAACATTGTGCCAATGGGCGACATCCAAAAGATGGCGAAGGTAGCTGCCGAGAGCAAAATGTTTGGCTTCAAGAGTGAGGCCGAGGCCATGGCTATCATGCTGCTGTGCCAGGCTGAGGATATGCACCCGGCCATCGCCATGCGGGATTATCATGTGATCCAGGGGCGTCCCGCGCTCAAGAGTGACGCCATGCTGGCCCGCTTCCAGACCAGCGGCGGCAAGGTTAACTGGACCTCATATACCGATGAGGTGGTGACGGGCCTGTTTGCCCATCCCCAGGGCGGCGAGGTTAGCATTAGCTGGACCATGGAAATGGCGCACCGGCTGGGCTTCACCAAGAAGGAAAACTGGCGGAACTACCCCCGCGCCATGCTTCGCGCTAGGTGCATCAGCGAGGGCATCCGCACCGTATTCCCGGCCTGTGTGGCTGGGGTCTATACGCCTGAGGAAGTGGCGGACTTCGCGCCGGCCAAGGGCGCTGTGGTGGATGTGACGCCAGAGCCTGAGCCTGTGGCGGTGCCTGACTATACCGCCCACCTCTACAAGCCTGACGGCACCATTTACGCTTCGTTTGAAACCGAGGCGGAAGCCTACCAGGCTTACTACAAGGTGGTGGACAGCATCGCGGCTAACCAGCGCATCCCCGAGGATGAGAAGCTGGCAAAGCTGCGCGCGTTCAAGGAAGTTAACGCTTGGTGGATGGAACCTGAGACGGAAGAGGAACCCGCAGAATGAGCGGCACTTATGGCGACCAGCCCGGCAAGGGCGTTTTGTTCAGCGAAGAGAAGCGCGGCGAGAAATCGCCTGACTTTAAGGGCAAGCTGATCCTAGACCGGGATTACAAAGCCGGTGAAACCGTGAAGATGGCAGCGTGGCAGAAGTCTTCCCGCCGCGGCCCGCTTATCAGCCTGAGCATCGACAGTTGGAAGCCTGACCCGAATTATAAGCCTGATCCAAACAAGCCCCCGCGGGAGAATACATACCGGCCAGGTGGTGCGGGGCGGCTTGACGACGAGATTCCGTTTGCCCCTGAGTTTAGATAATGGGAAAGCCGTTGCAAATTCTCTCGCTCGGCGCTGGTGTACAAAGCACCGCGCTGACCTTGATGGCCGTAAAGGGGGAGATAGCGCCCCCCGATTGCGCCATCTTTGCTGATACAGGCTGGGAACCGAAATCAGTCTATGAGCACCTAAACAAGCTCATCGCGGTAGCGCCGTTTCCCATCCACATCGTTGACGCGGGGAATTTGCGGTCTGACCTGTTGGCCGGGCTAAACAGCACCAAAAACAGGTTTGCCAGCATCCCACTGTTTCTCAAAATGCCTGACGGAACGGCTTCCATGGCCCGCAGGCAATGCACCAGCGAATACAAGCTACGTCCCATTTACAAAAAGGTTGTGGAGTTGCTTGGGGGTAAACGCCCCAAGGGCGGTGTGGAGATGTGGGTCGGCATTAGCACCGATGAGGCTACCAGAATGAAGCCCTCGCGCGTGCAATACATCGTCAACCGTTGGCCGCTGATCGAGATGGAGATGAGCCGTCAAGATTGCATCCGGTGGATGGAGAGGGCTGAATGGACGGCCCCAAAATCCGCCTGTCTGGGCTGCCCGTTCCGTTCTGACGCTTCCTGGCGGCTTTTGCGCGACACTGACCCCGAAGGATGGGCGGATGCTGTGTTCATTGATAAATCTCTAAGAGAGGCCCCGCTCGGAGGGCTTACCGGAACTCCGTTTTCCCACAGAAGCCTACAACCGCTTGATGAGGTGGATTTGTCCACTTGGTCTGAGCGCGGGCAGCCCGATCTATTTCAAATGGAATGTGAAGGGATGTGTGGGGTCTAAAATGGGCAAGGCGCAGCGCACTAAGGGGGCGACTTTTGAGCGGGACGTTGTGAACGCCCTAAAGGACGCCGGCATAGACGCTGCGCGCAACCTAGACCAAACGCGCGATGGCGGTGGTGACATCGACCTTGGCGCGTACATGGTGGAGTGCAAGCGCCGGGCCAGCATAGCGGTCTATGACTGGCTAGACCAATGCACACGCGCCGCCAGGCCGGGGCAAATCCCGCTGGTGGTGGCAAGGGGCGATAGACGCGAAGCCGTTGTCATCCTGCGCCTAGACGATTTTATCCCAATGCTTGGAAAGGAAACAAAGGAATGAGCAAACCAGCAAAAGACGAAGCTGAACTTGTAAAGCGGATTGCAATCGGTGTGGATTGGCTGTCTGCAAGCACCGCGACGCACATTGCACTAAACTCTCTCGCCGCCATCCGCGCGGCAGGGTGGGCGGTGGTGCCGGTCGAGCCGACTGAAGAAATCCGAAACGCTGTCATCGATGCTGCTTTCGGTATTGAGTGCATCACGGAAGATGATGACGCAGCAAAAATTTATCAGGCTGCCATCAGAGCAGCAGCGCCGGGGGTGAAGCCATGAGCAAACAGCAAACCACGGGCTGGCGCTTCGCCGTGCAGCGCATGCTCGACCGCTGGGTGGGCGGCAAAGTTGATGTCCAAATGCCCAGCGGCAAGCCCAATCACGGCGCGCGGCGCTATAACCGCATGGCCGCGCGCGGGACAGTGTTCATATCTGGGATGAGCCGGAGGATAAAGCCATGAGCGATCAGGACGATACCTACGGCGGGATATTCTGGGTTCGCGCGGAAGGCGGCGGCTTGGTATCTGCAACCCCAGGCGAAGCCTGTGATGAAATCAAGCGGCTCCGCGCCGAGAACGCGCGGCTGCGGGAGGCGCTGGTACCGCTAAAGCTGATCGCTGACCGTTATGATGACGATGGGCTGGATGAAGCACGGCCAAGCTGGGGCGGTTGTGTCCCGGATGAAATCCTGATGGTGCAAGGGCGCGGGGGCAAGGCGTTTTTGACGCTTCAGCAATGCTTTGACGCCCGCGCAGCCCTGGAGGTGAAGCCATGAGCGATTGGACATGTCCAAAATGCACTCTGCGCCCTGGCCAGACATGCTCGGATCAAGATTGCCCTGGTATTCAAAAGCGTCGCTCGATGTTCCAGCCCATCCACCCGGCCCTGCGCGGCATTAGCAACGTCATGGGCTGCATCTGCCCACCCACCAGCGAGCAGACGTGCATGGCACCGCTCTGCCCTCGCACAAATCACATGAAGGATATGAAGCCATGAGCAAACCAGCAAAAGACAAAGCAGAACTAATAGGGCTGATAGCCGATGTTCTGCGCGCATGCCCCAGCAGCAAAGACCTGTATAAAGGCGCTGCCGCAGCCATTGAAAACCTCCTCGCCGAGAACGCGCGGTTGCGGGAGGCGCTGACTTGGTATGTAAACCATGGCGCATGGCCGGTTGAACTGGTGCGTGATGGCGGCGAAACCGCCCGCGCAGCCCTGGATGCAAAGCCGTGACGGATCGGCGCAAGCCTCTCACGCAAGAGGAGCGTGAAGTCATGCGCGAACGCCGTGCCAAAGGCGCATCGCTTGAAGAGATTGCCGCGGAGTTTTCGTGTTCGCCTATCACAACGCGGAAAATCTGCTCCAACGTGCTTCCGCGAAAGTGGGACATTGGCAAGCCAATCAGCCAAGAGAAGATTGACCAAATTGTCGCCTATAGAATGCAGGGCCGCTCACAACCTGATATCGCCCGCATGGTAGGCGTCAGCCTCCACGTTGTTACGAAATACACACCGCCAGAGCTTAAGATAGCTAGGCCCAGAGGCGGTAACCCCGACAAGAAGCCGTCAGCAGCAGAAAGCTGGGGAAGCGCACGTTGGACCGCCACCGAGGAAAAGCAGCTATTCAACATGCTGCAAGAAGGCATCAGCCTGCGCGAAATTGCCATCAAAATGAACCGCACTTACGTAAGTGTCAAAGACAAGGTAGGACGCATATCCCGATCCGGGGAAGACACGCGCGTGAACGGCGTTGTGCCTTGGCGTCCTAAACCACCCGATCCCGACCTAGAGCATGATCCAATGTTGGCGGCGATACAGAAGGAGAAGACCACAACAACCCGCGTGAAGTGCCTAAAATGCCTTGGTGCATTCTCAAGCTTTGACCCGAAACGCAACCGCATTTGCCAGCGGTGCAAAGGAAATCAGGACTGGACATGAACGAAAACGTCAAACTCATGGTAGCCACGCCAAGGGAGCGAATAACCAACAAGGTGCAAATTTGCGCCGAAACGGGTTGCTGGAATTGGAAAGGTGCCAAGCAGGTAAGGGGCTATGGCGAGCTAATCATAGCTGGCAAAAAGTACGCAGCGCACAGGCTGGCATACGCCCTGTTCCATGGGCAATGGCCTGGTCGGCTGTATGTCTGCCATAGCTGCGACAATGTGAGTTGCGTTAACCCTGAGCACCTGTTTCTGGGCACCCAAAAAGACAATCTGCAAGATATGGCAGCTAAGGGCCGATCTACGCGGGGCGAGCGCAACGCGCAAGCGAAACTAACGGCTGATGATGTCAAAGCCATTCGGGCTAGCGGATACACCCAACAGAAGCTAGCCGACCAATATGGCGTCAGCCGTCGAGCAATTCAGTTAATCATCCAGAAGAAAAGGTGGACTCATGTCAATTAAACTTATGGTTGCTACGCCAATGTATTCGGGCATGTGTGTGGGATGGTATAACCAGAGCATGATGGCCCTCGCCAATGCCATCAAAATGCGAGGCTGGGAATTTCAGTCCGTATGCCAATTTAACGAAAGCCTCATCCAGCGCGCCCGCAACGCGCTCACCAAGGCGTTCCTCAAGACCGATTGCACCCATCTGCTGTTCATTGATGCAGATATCAAGTTTGACCCCATGCACATTATCGCCATGGTGGAAGCAGACATCGACCTCCTCGCCGGCATTTATCCCAAGAAGGAAATCAACTGGCATAGCGTGGCCGAGGCCGTTCACCGCGGCGTGCCGGTTGACCAACTAAAGCATTACACCGGCAGCTTCGTTGTGAACCTCTTGGACGGGGCTAACAGCGCCACCATCCCCAGCAACCTACCCCTAGAGGTTCTGAACGCTGGAACCGGCTGTATGCTCATCAAGCGGCGTGTGTTTGAGGTGCTGGAACCCATCACCGACAGCTATATGAATGACGTGACGGACCTGTCAGGCGTCCTACAGCCAGAACCAATCCACGCATTCTTTGATGTCACAATCTGCCCCGAGAGTGACCGCCTGCTGAGCGAGGATTACCATTTCTGCCAAGCCTGGCGGCGTGCTGGCGGCAAAGTCTATGTGGCACCTTGGGTGGTGCTGTCCCATATCGGCACCTACGAGTTTGAAGGTCGCCTGCTCCCGGAGAACGAAAATGCCTGAGTTCACTCAAGACTGGTTTAGCCACAACATCCCCGGCCTAGAGCGCATGATGGCGCAACTGCCGGAAAAGCGCCGTTTTCTTGAGATCGGAGCCTTTGAAGGCCGCTCCACGCTCTGGTTCCATGAGCAGCTTAATAAGAACGGCCCTCATACTCTTGACGTGATCGACACATGGGGCGGAAGCGAGGAACACGTTGGAATTGACTTTACCGCGGTGAAGCGCCGCTTTGACGATAACGTCATGGGCAAGCCAAACATCAAACCCTTCGTGGGCAGCCTGTTTGACTTCGTTTCCAAAGGCGGCGTTCTGCAATACGATTTCATCTACATCGACGGTAGCCACCAAGCACCGCACGTTCTGGCGGATGCCTGCATGGCCTGGCCGCTGCTCAAGCAGCACGGCATTATGGTGTTTGATGACTATCTCTGGGGCTTTAACGAAGCGCCCACCCACACACCCAAGATGGCCGTGGATGCCTTCATGGCTTGCTACCACGAACAGCTAGAAGTGGTGCTGGCCGGCTATCAGTGGGGCATTAGGAAACTGTAATCCGGAAAACCGATTTTTCTTGTGGCGGGGGAAGGTTTTTCATTCCTATCCCTCAGCGGCGAGCGGTGCGCTTACTCTTACGGAAAGCCTTAGCGGTAGGGGCACCCTTGCTGCCAGGCTTCCTCATCCGCTCACCAGAACCGCGGGCGATGCGCCTACGCTTGGCGTTGATGTTGGCGTACAGACCTTCGCTCATCGGCATTTCCACCTTCTAAGGGAAGCCCTTGCCCGCGTAGCAGGCCCTTTAGCCTTCCGCACCACGCCCTTCATGCGCGCACAGAAGGAAGCCTTACGCCCCTTCTCGCGCTTGTTCTTAGGAGACGGGGCAGGGGCTTTCAGACGGCTTCCAGTAGCCTTGTTGTACCTAGCCCTACCCTTGGCCGTCAAACCCGCCCCACGGCTGGCTGGCAGCTTCTCACCGCGCCCTACGCTGAGGCTGTCCCCGCTCATTGGAAGCCTTCGCCTGGGGTCACATACACAACGCCAGTGCCGCTTGCCGCAATAGCAGACACATAAAACACCGGGGTGGCATTACCCGGCACCCTTGGCGCTGTCACGACCATGGTCACGTTATTGTGTAACACGGTGCCGTAGCCGGGCGTGCCAGCCGTTGGGATCACTACATCAGAAGTGGAGGTGGTGCCGCAACGGAAGAAGATTTCATTGGCTGTGCCGTTGTGAATGCGCAACTGGCTGCAAGGGCTGTCAGCAACTACCGCCACCGTGTTAGCCGTGGTGCTTACGTTAATCCTGACAGTCTTGCCCATTTCCTGGAAGGGGATGTTGTTAGCCATTAGTAAATCTTCCTTCCCGGCTTGGTGGTGGGGCTGTCCTTAGTGTTAGTAGGGTTGTCGCCAAAGCCCCACATGCTTTGGTAGCCCCCTTTGGGAAGCTCACCAGAACTAAAGATCGGACGCCCGTTCTGGCTGTTATCGCGCGGCAACTGCGGGCGCACAGCCTGCGCAATCTGCTGGTTGTCTTCCTGACTGCGCTTGAACTTGACGGGGGTGCCGGCACCCCTACCCGTTATCGGTTTCAGCATAGGATTTCCTTTGGCCTTTCAAACTGGGGATGTACACAGCCAGGGCGAAGAACGCCACAAGACCTAGACGCTCGTAACTGGGTTCTATCATGGCCCAGCAGAAAAGCGAGAAAGTCATTAGCATGGCTAGGAGCGAAAAGGCCCGCTCCCCAAGTACCTGTAGCGAAATGCGGATAACCCGAACGGCGTCCATGTGGATATGTCCCTCTGTCATGAGACATCTTTAACCTTCATCGGTGTCATCGGTCAAGAAACCCACGCCGTACTGGTCGTCCGATACCTTCTGCTTGATCTTCTCAAGGTTCAGAGCGCGGTCAATCACCCGCATTTTGTCGATCAGGCTGGCTTCCGGGTTGCTCATAACCTCTTTCAGCAATTTGCTGATCGTAGCCTCTAGATCGGGGTTGATGCCCTTAACGCTCTGCTTAGCCATTAGCGACGATCCTCCGCATCCCGCCCAGCCGCAGCCAAAGGCGCAGTTGCCGTGCCCACAGGCCCGTAAAGGTCAAGATCAGCAACGGCCGGCCTGCCAGCAGCGCGATTCCTCTGCATATTGCGCGCCGTTTCCGTTCTGACCGGCAGAGTGCGAATGGCTGATAGGATGTTGCTTATCGCGCCAGCATTTGGCGGTACACGCCCCTCAGCACCGCGGGTAAGGCCAGTAAGGTTGGTTTCCCGCCCCGCCAAAGCCAATTCAGCCAGAGGATTACGGGCAGTACCGCGGGAAAAGCCTGAATGCTGTGAGGCCATTTGGTCACCCAGCGCCAACAGGTCAACATTGCCGCCACGCGCATAACCACGGTCAGCCAAACGCTCCAATTCAGCAAACGCCCCATAGCGCCGGTTATTCAGATTGAGGGCTTCGCGCGTAGCCACCCGATCAGCGGCGGGAAGACCGTTAATGAATATATCATCCAACACGCCAACCATCTGAGCGGCCTGCACGCCCTCCGGGCCGCCACGGCGCGCAATCGCGCTTATGTTGTTGCGCAGCGCCTGCAACTCATTGCCGGGAATTGCCGCTGGGCCACCACCGCCTGGCGGAAAGCGGCTTAAAATGTTTCTGGCCGTTCTGGCAATATCAGGCGCATTCGCCGGCGCGATGGCAACCATACGATCCCGAATGGATTCAAGCGCAGTTTGAGCGCGCGGGTCCAAATTAACGCCTTGGCCGTAAATCCGGTTGTATTCATCGCCAAGAGCCTTGCTGCGGCCGGCCAACCATGTCGAGTCAGCCGTTGCGGACTCCAACCCAGCCTCGCGCGTAACGGCGCGATTGACTTGCTCTTGGTTGCGGGTGCGGTTTCCAAGCGAACCTGGCGACTGCAAAGGCTCAGAACGAGCGGTCTGGGTTGCATCCAACTTGACGCCCTCACGCTCCAACCTTCCGGCAGCAGCCTCAAGCGGAGGCGAGCTTTCAGGCACCAGCCGTCCTACGGTCCCCGAAACACCGCGGGTAAACATCCTCGCCAAGCCACCCAGCGGGCTAAAAAATGACCCTAGCTCGCGGAGTGATTCTTCTTCACTCGTCCTAGGACGCCCATAAGCAAAATTGCCCACACGCTCGGTTGTAGGCAACATGGAACGCTCACGGACGTTAGCGCCAGCAGCACGCAACCCAGCACGGCCAGCGGTCTCTATGTCGCCAAATTGGCCCGGAATGCCAGCTATAAAGCCTTGAGTTGCAGATCGTGCGCCACGCTCAGCACTAGGCACGTCTCTAGCAGATTCCCGCACGGCACCGCCGTATTCAGCGGCTTTGTTGCCCACAAAGTCTTGCAGAGACCGCGCAGACTCCTGAAGGCCAGCAATACGCTCCCGCCCCACTTGCGCCATTGATGCGCGCGGCCCACGGACAGGCGCTACCGGGAACAATTCGTCAATTGAAAGATTATTGCCTCTGGTTGCTGGCTCAATCGGGAATAGTTCGTCAATCGAAAGATCATTGGCCACGGGCGGTAAACCCTCTTTGTTGAGCGATTGCGAAGGCTTGTTCGCGCGTTAGCGTTCCAGCGCGCACCGCGGCCTGCAATTCCGCAAGGCTGTTGTAGGTACCCGTAGGTGCCGCAGCGCCACCACCAGCAGGAGCGGGCGCAGCGGGGGCGGGCCTAGCACCAGCGCCACTGCGGCCACGCAAACGCTCAACCGCCTCCGCCTCGTTTGCCGCCGCTTCTTCTGGGCTATTGGCAACACGGCCAATTTCCGTTTGGGCTTGTTCAAGGCGATTGGAACGCTGCAAAATCTCAGTAGTCCGAGAATCAGACACTCTTGCGCGGCCATCACTAATAATTCTTGTAATGTCAGAAACAGAATATGGAACAGCGGCGTAAACCCGGTCACGCGCCTCTTGAGCAGTCCTTATCTGTTCTTCTGTGCCGCCACCATTACGGATGCTGGTAACAGCAAGGTCCATTTCCTGCTTCATCATGGCAAGGAACAAATAGAAGTTAATGCGTGAGTCGCCGGGTTGCGGCGCTGTACGGGCAAAATCTTCCAAAGCAGCGCGGGTTACACCACCCGGACGGCCAGCAGCTTGAATGTTCGTAACGGCACGGGTCAGACCGGCCATAATCTGCTGCGTGGCGCGTTCTTCGGTTGAGGTAAAACTTTGCCCCATGAAAGCGGTCAACTGGCCTGTAACGCCCTTGTTTTCGTCAGTGATGTAGCTGCGCAAAACTGGCGGCGTTGCGGTTCCCGGCATGGACAAAAGGTTCTGAATGTCCGTTGCCGCAGAAGCCGCCGCGTCAGATATGGCCGCGTTATAACGGAACTGCACCGCGTTGCTGCCAGTACCGCCAGCGCCACGGGGAGGCGGGGCCTGCAACGGTTCGCCTTGTGGGTTGCGAATTGGCGTGCCGTCACGCCTCACATAGACAAACGTGCCCTCTCGCTCGCCAGGCACCACAAGCGGCGTTGCGTTTTCAAGCCTAACCCGCTCAGCCTCTTTGCGCTGCTCAATTTGCGAAACCATTTGCGCCGTGCTTTGCAACACTTGCAATTCGCCCTGAAGGCCAGCACGCTCCCCCGCAAGCCTTGGCAAATTAGCGCCTAGCCTTACA